AAGGGACGCATCCAGAGTCGAGTACTTCTCAATAAGTTTGTCGCATTGGTTGCATAAAAAAACTTTGAAAAAAGTGAAAATAACTGTTGACAAACTTCCTTTAATGTGCGATAATAAGATAATGATGATGAAAACAGCAAATGAGGTTGCTATGACTGTGAAACTAACTCCCCGCAAAAAGTTGTTTGTCGAGACTGCTGCCGAGATGTTCGGTAATGGTTCGGTGGTCAGCAAAGACCAGATTCGGATTGCTGCTGAGAAAGCAGGGATTCCATATCCATCATGGATGAGCCGTACTAAGGTTGGTTATAACAAACATAAGTTGCCTGAACTTGATGTTCCGGCATTTGTTGCTGATGCGGTTGCCGCTGTAACTCCAGAGTCAGAGGCAGTTATGAACTTGGTTGCATCGAATATGGAAAAACAGAATCTTGTTCCTGCTCCGTTTGAGGGCTTCGTTGCTTGGGGTAACTATTCCAATCTGAAAAAGATTGTGAAGTCCGGCATGTTCTATCCTGTCTTCATCACCGGCTTGTCGGGTAACGGCAAGACTCTGATGGTCGAGCAGTTACACGCTGAACTTGGTAAAGAGTTGATCCGACTCAACATCACGATTGAGACTGATGAGGATGACTTGCTCGGTGGGTTCCGTTTGGTAAACGGTGAAACCAAGTTTGTGCCTGGTCCTGTTATCGAAGCGATGGAGCGTGGTTGCACGTTGTTGCTTGATGAGTGTGACCTTGGTTCTAACAAGATGATGGCACTCCAACCTGTCCTTGAGGGCAAAGGTGTGTTCCTCAAGAAAGTCAACAAGTGGGTGACTCCTAAAGATGGGTTCAACGTGATGGCCACTGCCAACACTAAAGGTAAGGGTTCTGAAGATGGTCGGTTCATTGGAACCAACATCCTCAATGAAGCGTTTCTTGAAAGGTTCGCTATCACTGTTGAGCAACCCTATCCCACTGCCGCTGTCGAGAAAAAGATTGTGGTAGGGTCCATGAAGAAGTACGGTGAAGTGGATGAAGAGTTTGCCACTAATCTCGTAACGTGGGCTGAAGTCATTCGTAAGACTTTCTATGATGGTGGTGTTGACGAGATTATCTCAACTCGTCGGTTGGACCACATTGTGAAAGCCTTCACTATCTTTAAGGACAAGATGACCGCTATCGAAATGTGTGTCGCACGGTTTGATGAAGATACGAAAGAGTCCTTCATTGACCTCTACACCAAAGTTGATGCTGGTGTAATGACCAGTGAAGAGACTGAAAAAAAATCTGAAGTAGGGGTTGATTTCTAGAAAATAATCCTTATATATAAGAGACACAAGGCAATTCGTAAGTCCTTGGAAGGGAGTTTTGGTTGGTTCTCCATAATAAAAACCAACCATATTAACGTATCGCCTTATTGGGATACACAACACAATCTTGCTTAGTAAAGGAGATATAAAATGGTTACAAGCAAAGCACTAAATCTATTTGATAACTTCAATCAACTTACACCCTATGCAGTTGGATATGATCGGGTCTTCGATCAACTCCAGAAGTACGTTCAGAACAACGTGCAAAGCTCAGGGTTTCCACCATACAACATCCAAAAAGGGGGTGACTATAACTATACAATCGAACTCGCTCTTGCTGGTTTTAGTAAGGACGATATTGAGGTGGAAGTAGCCGATGGTACTCTATCGGTTAGATCAGATAAAAAGTCAGAACCCGATGATTACTCAATTCATCGTGGTATTTCTTACCGAAAATTTGATCGTAAATTTACACTGGCTGACGATATTGTGGTCAACGGTGCGAGTCTAGAGAATGGATTGCTTCGTATTGAACTGGAACGTGTTATTCCAGAAGAAAAGAAACCTCGACTTATTGAGGTAAAATAATTGGAAAGGGGGGTTGACAAAACCCCCCTATTCCTTTAGGATTATATTATGATTAAAGTTTATGAAAATTTCTTTGAAGATAGCGATTTGAAAATTATTCGTGGTTATCTGCAAAATCCAAATTGGACATCTCAAAAAAGTTCCCATGAAGATGAAAGTAGTTTTGAAATGTATGATGTTTCTGACATTGAGTTTTTCAATACTGAACTTCTTGAGTATGTTAACTCTAAGTTAGATAGTAATTTTAAATTAGAAAGAGTATACTTTAATGGTCAAGATTCTGGCCATGATGGTGAGTGGCATCCAGATAGTGATATTGGTTATACTCATCTAACATATTTAAATCCTGATGTTTCACCTCACTGGGGTGGAGAAACACAGTTTCAAGAAAAATCAGGCACAATCAAAAGCGTATTGCCTGAGTATAATTCATCTGTGGTGTTTGAGGGAAAAATCCCACACAGAGGTCTTGCGTTCAACAATGAGAATACACCAAAAAGAATTTCTCTTGCATTTAAATTGATACCCAATACAAAAATATTTGGAAAAGAAAATAAACCAGCCGATGAAACACCGTCTATAGCACATAGAATACCTATGGAGCAACACATTAAACCAGCGGTGATTGTTGGTAGTGCAAAGTTTGATACTGCGATAGTCGAAGAGATTATTGCTGAGACAGACTTCCTATCAGAAAATGGTGAGAGTCATGGTTCAAAACTTGTCGGTCAGCTCAAGAATGATGAGAGGTCGAAACAACTAAGTTTTGATATGGACAATGACGTAGGAAAGTTACTGAAAAAAATATTTGACTCTGTTGGAGACAGATATTTACAAGAAATGTTAGGAGTGGAAGCAAGGTCAGATTGTTTTGAAATTTGGAGTAATCATGCTTACGCTGGTGACTATAATCCTCTACACACTCATGGCACTGCGACGATGGCTGGACTGTCTGGTTTTATGTGGTTGAAGAATCCACCTTGTATCGAAGAGAAATGGAATGACCTTATTGAGAGTGAGGGATTGTCGGAAGAATTTCCTGATATCAAAGAGACAGGGAGTTTACCTAACGGCACCACTCCACAACTTACAAACGCTGCTGGTGGTATTGATGGGTGGACTTGCATGGTTTGGAACCCAAGACACGGCCAAGATATCGAAATGTTAAGACCACATGGACAGTGTTATCTTAAACCGACTGTCGGTCAAATGTTCATCTTTCCAAACTGGTTACATCATGAGGTGTATCCATTCTTTGGAGAGGGTGAAAGGTTGTCAATCGCAATGAATTGGAATGTTCAATTCTCTGATGAGTATATGTTAAGAGGTGCTTCTGAGGAAGCCAAAAAACAATACTATGAAACGATTGAACAACATAAGTTAGATCAAAAAATTCTTGCAAAAGCAAAAGAGGATGAAGCTTGGAAAAAATAGACTACAAATATAACGAAGGCAAAACACTTGCTGAGTTGAAAGAATACATCGACTCCACATATGATGAACACTATAGTAAGAATAGGTTTCAAGCTACAGAGTTCATAATAGACGGTGGACACGGTGAGGGTTTTTGTATCGGGAACATTATGAAATATGCACAGCGATATGGAAAAAAAGGTGGAAAGAACAAAAGGGACTTGCTAAAAGTTATCCACTATGGTATTATAGCATTATACATTAATCAAATGGAAGAGAGTGAAAATGAAACTAAGTGATACAACAATTTCTGTATTGAAAAACTATTCGTCTATCAATCAGAATCTTAAAATTGATGCAGGCAATAATCTCGTTCAAACAATGTCGAGCATGAAAAACATTGTGTCCAAGGCAAAAGTCGAGGAGACTTTTGAGAAGGATATTGCAATATATGATTTGAATGAATTTCTTGCTGCACTATCTTTATTTGAAAATCCAGAGTTAGATTTTGAGGATGAATATGTAATGATAAGCAATGAGGGCAAAACTTCATCTTGTAAATACTGGTACTCGGACCCTTCCGTGGTTACCACTGTCTCTAAACCGATTGAAATGCCAGATTGTGAAGTTTCGTTTACATTGTCTAGTGATGAACTATCTAATATTACTAAGGCAGCTGCGGTTATCGGAGCCCCTGATATGGTGTTAGAGAACGGCAGTCTTCGGGTGACAGATAAAAAGAACCAAACTGCAAATGCGTTTAGCATGAATGTTGCACAAGATATTAAGCATCTTAACTATGCTTTTTGGTTCAAAGTAGAAAACTTGAAACTTATGGCTGGAACATATGATGTCTCGGTGAGCTCTAAGAAGATTAGTCACTTCAAAAATACAAGTGTCGATATCGAATATTATATCGCACTTGAACCAGAATCACGTTATGGAGATGAATAGGTGGAAAAAGTAATAATTAATCCTGAGAAATTTCCAGAGAAAAGTAAGTTGGAAAATTTTGCAGCTGCAGAGCATATTACAAAAAATGGTATTCGTAAAACTTATTACCTATCCAGAACTGTGCCAAAAAAATATCAAAATGATCCAGAATTAGCTGTAAAAACGTATGATGGTTCATCCGACACTCAAGAAACAAAAGATTGGAGAGATGGTGCAGATACAATTGAATATGAGATTCTTGTTTGCAACGATCCATACAGAGTTTTTCATGAATTGTTTGCAACTGTGAAACATGACTGGCCATTGGGTGGAGTAAAGAGTGAAACTTGTCTCAACACGCACATTACAGGGAGATTGCCTGGCGGTAAAGGTATTACAGAAAAAAGTCTCCGTGAAGCTATTGCACTAGAAATATTTGAGGGTGCGGTTAGTAGACATCTCTCAGGAGAAAAAGTAGAGGGATTTAAAGAAATGTTTTTTCCAAGGAATTTTATCTTGTGGTTAATGGAAAATGGTTTATATATTCAAGGAAGAAGTAAAAAATACTCCATAGCAGAACACGTTTCTTACATAACAGAGCAAATGGAGATAAACTATGACCCCGAGCAATGGAAAAAAGACCCTATCTGGGTTTTAGAACCAGAAAATAATGTTGATGAAATTTTTTCATATATTAGTGAAAACAAATCTCCCGAATACATCTGTGATAAACTAGAAATAGACATTGAAAAACTAAAGGAATTTTTCTTTAAAATATTTGATGGAAACTCCAGATCAAGAGGTCTTGCTAACGTAGATAAGGTGAAAGGCTTATTTGGTGTATGCGTGGATTACTCTTACCACAAGTATATTAGTGAAGAGGGTATTAAAAAACAAAGTAATTTATTGAATGTCCCAAAAGATGAGCGATCATGGCACGTAGAAGAAGAAGACATAGAGGTTAATTATAAAAATTATATTATTGAACATGATTTATTAACGAAAAGAGTCAAAGGTGGTGGTGGCAGAGTGCCACAATTTGAGCATCCTATGATCATAAATTTCTTTAAAGGTTCTAAACGAAGTCCAAAAGAAATAGCTTCCATAAAAAGTTCGGTTAAGAATTGGTTTGCTGCTCAACGAAAAGATGAAGTGGTTAAGGAATTGGGACTTTGTGATCTTAGTGATGAAGGTATCAAAATTCCAGATAATAAAAAGCAACTTGAACTCAAGACAGCTAATGTACTAAAAAAAGACAAGTATAAAAATATAGAATTTGATCTTATTTTAAAATCATCAAGAGGTGTTATAGGAAAAACTGGCCAAGATGGATTAGTGAAGCATCAAGAGAATTATGATGAAAAATTGCCAACTAATACCCTAGTCCTAATTACATTTGACTTAGTTAAGGAGTATGAAGATTTTATAAACCCACCCAAGAAAGGTGAGAAAGGTTCTAAAAAAGGTGACACGATGTACCACCAAAGAATTAATAATTCTCTTACTACAAACTTATACATAGAGCCACTTGATCCAAGAGTAGAACCAGAATGATCATTTGGATTTCTGGAGTGGCTGCAGTCGGGAAATCCACAGTTACCAAATCAATAGTGAGCAAACTAAAAGATCACTATGGAGAAATAGGAGCAGAGGGTGATCATGGGTATAAGTCTAACAATGGATATAAAATACCATTTCAGACATATGGAAATACCATGATTATAGGTAGAGAAGGACAGGTGTTGAATGGCACCGATTCTGTATATCTTGGTGTAAATAAATTCAAAAAGGTTATTGAGTACGAATACTTCAAATGGAGAGCTATCTTTACTCCCAATATTATTATTGAGGGTCATAAGTTTATTTCTAAAAATACTATGCACGATTTTATGATTAAAAATAATATTGAGTATAAAATGTATTATTTAAAAGCCCCTATGGAAATCATGGATGACAGATCAAAAAAAAGAGGTAATGGTTATGATAGGAATATTAGAACAACTAATATGATTGAAAAACAGTTGGTAGAGTATGATAAGGTGATATCAAAATATAAAAATAATGTTGAAGTTCGATCCTCTCAAACTTGGGAGGACTGCGAGAATATTGCGACTGAGATATTTGAATCATTGCACTTGATGGATTTATCTAAATGACAAGTTGTTTTCACCCAGCTAAAATCGGTGATCTCGTATATTCTCTCCCTGCAATTCATAGAAGAGGTGGAGTGGATACTTATTTCATCAAACGTCCAGAGGTTGCAAAGTATCTCAAACGTCTTTTTGAGTCACAGTCATACATTGGCCAGGTTGTTCAATCAGATAAACCACCAGCAGGAGTTACAATAGACTTCTCTGACTACCAGAGTTTTTATCGTCTCATGCTGAGGTGTGATTTGATATCCCTTAATTGCATGGTGGCTGGTGTAAGGACACACCAATTCCCCCTCAAGATATCCAGTGTGAGTTTACGTTCGAGCCATGTCAAATACATGAACTGTGATATTGACCTTGATGAACATCGTGAGCTACAAATGTGGCGTCCTAACCAAAGATGGTTGGATGTAGAACCTATTCATAAATCAGATATTATTATCAATCTCACAGAGAGATATCACGATTGGAATAACGAAAAACACGATCCCACATTCTTCTTTGACTACACACTTCTCAAGTCATATGACTGTGGATTTATCGGACTAGACCATGAGTATGATTTATTCTGTGATCGTTATGGTTTTAAACCTAAACGCATTCCTGTAAAAGATGGATTGGAAACTGCACAGTATATTGCAGGGTCTAAATTGTTTGTCGGTGCAGCTAGTTCTGCAAAAGCAATTGCAGAGGGACTCAAACATCCCATGCTTATGGAGATATCGAAAGACTGGCCAGACGATCTCCCAAAAGGTCCACATGGACACTATCACATTAATAAAGAAATCGTAGAGTATTATCTCAACAACGATATACCACTGGCAACATTACCAGAGGTAGAAGTAAAAGAGAAAAAAGAAGAGGGTTTAGAACAATTTTTTTCTTGACAAACATCAGTTTCTTTGTTATATAAATATTAATAAATGTTTGTAAATGGAGAGATTGATGTCACTTCAAGGATATGTTCACCAATTGCGGCCTCGTAAAGAGTCTCATGTCAATTACGTTAGTAAAACCACTAAGTATATAACTGAATCAAGTTTAAGTAAAGGTGAACTCCAGAAACCAGCTGGCAAAGGGCCTAATGCTGGAATTCCAAGAATAGAAATTTTTGCAGATAAGATAACAAAAGGTGAAGAGCATCTTTTGAATGATGGAAGTTCAATTGTCATAACTCAAGTCACTATGAACGGGGAGATTTATGACAAAGGTGATATGAATAAATTTGTCACTGATTTTGAGGATGTAGAATCTATCGCTATTACAAATCCCCAAATCGCATGGACAAAAGTTGCAAAAACTCCAGAGTATGGCGGCGAAGGCGGCGGACAAAAAATATCTAAAAGCACACAAGAACTTATGACGGCAGCTGTCGTTTTGATAGGTAAAAAATACGATGCGAGTGAAATTGATGTAGAGGATGCAAAAAAAATTATTGAAGATGCAAAGGGAAAGTGGAGTGATATTGTGGGTGCATCTGGAAAAGAATCTTTACTAAATCAATTTACTGATAATTGGTATGACCTTGCCACTGCGGTGTCTTCTGCAAATGCGATACTCAAAATAATTCCAAGTCCTACGAAAGTATTCTGGACAGGTCAGAGCTGGGATGATGAGATTGCACAATTCAATCCACCCATAGGAAATATAAAAGACTATAACTCATCTGATATTGTCGTTGCTGGTGGTAATAGGTATTATGGGTTTTCTTTGAAAAAGAAAAAAGCGGCTAAGGACCAAGACCCTACGCTTATCAACAAACCCATAACTGGTAAAAAATCACTTTTAAAAGATTTTATTGACGCTAAAGATTATGAAAGAATAGAGAGGGCAAAAAATCTTTTCTTCATAAGAATGGTGGCTGCGTATAAAAAAACAACAAATTACAGCTCAATACGAAGATTGAGTGAAAAAGATTTTAAGAAAGAAATTGCAAAAATACCAAATAAATTTGCAAATGATATGCTTGCTGGTAGAGGTGCATCTGGTAGAAAAAATATATTCTGGATGACTGTAAATAAAATCCTTGAAAAAGACTCTAAAGATATGATGATTGCGTTCATGAAACTTATTTTTAAAGTTGATTTGCAACCTATTTTAGATGAGTCTGGACAATTTGATTTTTATCTATTGACTGGCATTGGTCAAAGAAAAAAAGACAAGATTGGCGTGGAGCCGGCAGAGGTAAAAGATTTACCCACAACTATTGAAGCGTTAACAAGAATATTTAAACAAGATAATATCAAATTAGGTAGAACTTTAGACAAAAGGGGAAACATTAGAAGACAACCTTGGGAGTATAGTAAAGAAGAGAAAGCTCCGGCAAAATTATTCTATACAGTATATAATGGAGACACCGCACTTTTAAATTTAGAAATAAGATATAAAGGTTCAAAAACAGCAGAGCCACAATTTCAAGCGACTGCGACACCAATTTTCAAAAACCTCATGGGTGGAAGAAAATGATTAGTTTCAAAGATATGCTCACAGAAAGTAAGGCAGGCAAAAACTTACACCTTGAACACATAGAGGATGAAATACTCAACTTTGGTGTTGATGGTGGTAGAGCCGCACTGAACTTTCTACGGTCACTGAGAGACATGCTTGCTGGTGGTTCCAGAAGTTCTGTAAACATGACGGTGAAATGGGACGGGGCCCCTGCCATCTTTGCCGGAGTTGAACCAGAGACAGGTGACTTCTTTGTTGCGAAAAAGAGTGTGTTCAACGTAAATCCAAAGTTATACAAAACAGAGGCAGAGATAAACGATGACCTGTCTGGGGCTCTGAACTCAAAGTTTAAGATTGCACTCAAAGAGTTTTCAAAGCTAGGTATCAAAGGTGTGCTTCAAGGTGACTTGATGTATACTGATGACATGGAACCACAGACAATTGATGGTGTCAAATATATTACATTCCAACCAAACACGATTGTATATGCGGTGCCTGTGAACAGTGACTTAGGAAAAATAATGTTGCGTTCTAAGGTCGGTATCGTTTGGCACACCACATATACAGGTAAAGAACTACAGAATATGAAAGCATCTTTTGGTGCAGATATATCAAAACTAAACAAGGTATCCTCTGTATGGATGGATGATGCGACATACAAAGATGTATCAGGAAAGGCCACATTTACAGAAAGTGAAACAGAGAAAGTAACAAAAGTATTGTCTGAAGTCGGTAGAACTTTTCAAAAAATCAACGGTCCTAAGTTGAGAGCATTTTTGAAACTGCAAGATAGTATGACAGGTGTTCTTGCTGGTGCATCATTAAAAACATATAACAATAGTAAAGTGCGAGCTGGAGAAAAGGTCACTAATCCCTCCGCTCATGCAAAAGGGTATGAACAGTGGGTGTCTGATACCATCCAGAAACAGATTGACAAAGCAAAAAGTAGCAAAGGTAAAGACAAGTATCGTAATATTCAAAAGGAGTATGTGAGAGAGGTAAAACGACACACTGTAAACTTAGTTCAAGTCATTACCTTCCAAAACCTACTAGTTGACGCAAAAATGCAAATTGTTAAAAAACTAAATAGTGTAAAGGGATTGACTGATACATTTATCCGCACATCTAATGGTTATAAAGTGACCAATCCCGAAGGTTATGTTGCTATTGATAAGGTGAGTGGTGGAGCTGTTAAACTCGTAGACCGTATGGAGTTCTCGTTTAATAACTTCACAGCAATAAAGGCATGGGACAAATGAAGAAGTTTAAAGAATTTTCAGATTTAAATGAAAGAATTTTTAATATTGCTCAACGCAAAAAACAAGCTCGTCGCATGGCAATTATCGCTAAATCGTCAGCGTTCATAAGAAAAAAGAAACGCACTATGATGAAAATAAGAAATAGTGCAAAACTACTTTTAGTTGCTAAAAAACAAACACTTATGAATTTCAGAAAGAAAGTATTTCCAAACTACAAGGATTTGCCCATACCACAAAAGGTAAAGGCAGATCAAATTATTATGCAACGGTTTGGTAAAAAGATAGATAAAGTATCAAAAAAGGTTGCAAAGAAATTAAAAGCAAAAGAAGCTGAAAGAGTTGCGAAACTTAAATCAGGCGAAGGCGAGAGACAATAATGAAAAAATTTAGTGAACTAATGGAAGTCAGGGGAGATACCGCCGTATTTACATTTGGGCGTTTTAATCCACCAACGACAGGCCACGAAAAGTTAATCGACGCACTTGCCAGAGAACAAAAGAAAAATACTGGCGCACCAATGTATGTGTTCCCCTCGCACTCAAATGACCCTAAAAAGAATCCTTTACCACATGCACTCAAAGTTGCATACATGAAAAAAATGTTTCGTAAGTATGCAAAAAATATCACAGTGTCAAGTGCGAGAAATGTGTTTGAGGTTGCAACATTCTTACACAATAAAGGTCATCGTGCGGTGGTCATGGTTGTTGGCTCTGACCGTGTTGCTGAGTTTACTAGACTTCTGAACGAATACAATGGAGTTCAAGGTAAACATGGTTATTATGATTTTGATAACATAGAGGTAAAGTCTGCGGGAGAGCGTGACCCAGACGCAGAGGGCGTAGCAGGAATGTCTGCGTCTAAGATGAGAGCAGCTGCCGTTGAGGGTGACTATGATTCCTTCAAACAGGGATTACCGTCTGGATTTAAAGATGGTGAGAGGTTATTTAAAGATGTTCGTAAAAACATGGGTATCCGTGAAGAGCGCATGATGGGCGAACTAGATTTTTACGAAGAGATAAGAGATGATTATCTCACAGGTAAGATTTGGAATGTTGGAGACATTGTAGAAGCAAACGGCCTGTCAGGTGAAATTGTTCGTAAAGGAACAAACTATATCTCATTCATGGCAGAGGACGGTAAAGTTCATAAGGCATGGTTAAGTGATATTAGACTTGATGAAATGTCATGGTTTAAGAGGGCAGCATCAAAAATAGACCAAATGCGTCATCCTAAAGGTTATGAAAATTTGACTAAGAAATATGTCCAAACGATAAAAGACAAAGGTGGAACACAAGTTAGAGATGCTAGTAGCATTAAAGTAAATAATCCATCCAGAATAGCTTCAGAAATCGCACAACAGGTGGGACTGTCTCCAAGAGCCTTTGTCGAGTACATCAATAAACTTGTAAAAAAAGGTGTTTTACCTAAAGAGTTGAAAGCAGAATATCAGATTGAGAGTGATGATAGTTTCACAAGTCTTGTTCTTCAAATGGAAAAATTGCGTAGAGTAAAACAAGACCCAGATGTAGAAGATAGCCCTGGCACAGAACCAGCAAAGTATTTTGCAAAAGGTGCTGGTGGTAAAGAATTAGCAAAATCTACAAAACAATCTCGTGCAAGACATTTTGACAAGAAATCAAAAATGAGTGATGATGACCCAAGAGCATATGAACCTGCTCCTGGCGATAAAAAATTAAAAACAAAACCATCCAAACACACCAAGAAGTTCAAACAGATGTATGGTGAGAAACTAGGAAAAGACGCTGATGCGGGTGATTATGTAAAAGATTTCTACAAATCAGATGCACCACAGTTCAAAGGTAAGTCAAAGAAGAA